TGGTTCTTCTGCTCAAGGCAAAGTTTCTGGCTCATTATACTGGAAAGTTCCTTATGAACTTGGTGGAAACACTTATGTTTATCAGTGCACTGTTCATAGTGGAATGGTTGGTAACATTGTACTTGAACCAAATGGAACAATCGCATATGCTCAAGCCAATACAGCGAGAAATCAGGCAAACACTGCCCGCACAACTGCTAATGATGCTTATGGTGCTGCTAACACTGCCCAAACAACAGCACAAAATGCATATGGTCAAGCAAATACTGCTTATGGACAAGCGAATGACGCTTATGGTCAGGCAAACACTGCACGAACCCAAGCAAATACTGCTTATGGTCAAGCAAATGCAGCATATGCCCAAGCAAATTCTGCGTATGCTCAGGCAAATAATGCTTATGGTGCTGCTAACAATATTATTAGTGGCGCAACTTCTATTACATTGAAAGCATATAAAGATTTCTTGCAAGCCAATACGAATGTTAACGCTGCAAATACTTGCGACTTATCAGTATCAAATTACTTCCGCGCTGTAATGACAGCCAGTGCTCAATTCACCTTTATCAATGCTCCATCTTCTGGTACTGCTCAGCAATTCTCATTGTTGATTATGCAAAATGCTACAGGTGGCTACTCACCAACATTTGCGAATACAGTGTACTGGGCGGGTGGATCAATTCCTCCAGCAACGACTGCAGCAAATTCTCGTGACTTGTGGACCTTCATCACTTATGATGGTGGTTCAACATATTGGGGTACATTGACGATGAAGGATGCGCGATAAATAGATTAAATTATCTTTTGTGAGTTTGTTATGAAAATCCATGTACTGGTAAATCCTCGCAATCCAACAGGGTTGATGAATCGTGTGGACCCATTTGCTGTCCACGCATACAAATATATCAAACATTTATCGCCGCATTTCCATATGATTCATTATGGAGTTCCAGGCGCGCAAGTTGATTGCGAGCATATTGATATTCCAACATTACCAAAAGAAATAAAGCGATTCAATGAACTTGCTGGCGAAGAAATTCGCAAGAGAGCAAGCGATGGTGATTTGATTGTTTGTTTCTTTGGCGTTGACAATCAACTCGCATGTGAGATGAATCCAAACTGCAAACCAGTTGAACCTTCTATTGGATATAGAGCCAATGGCATCTTTGCGCCATATCGTGTGTTTACTTCATATGCAAATATGCATATGTTTTATGGCGAGCGCGGAATGCTCATGAGCCCTTCTTGGTTCGATGATGTAATTGGTAATCCATTTACAATCAGTGAATTTGAGTACAATGAAAAGAAAGACGATTACTTTTTATTTTTGGGTCGAGTATGCGAAGAGAAAGGTATTCATCTTGCAATTCAAGCAACAGAAAAGATGGGTAAAAAACTTATCATTGCTGGTCCTGGATCGCTCAAAGCATTGGGATATGAGAAAGTTCCAGATCATGTTGAGGTCTTTGGTGTTGCTGATGCAGAACAACGAAAACATCTATTAAAAAATGCAAAGGCATTGATTGGTTTGACGCATTATGTTGAGCCATTCGGCAATATGATCATTGAGGCTAATCTATCAGGCACTCCTGTAATTACAACTGATTGGGGTGCATTTCCAGAGATTGTTCTTGAGGGACAAACAGGATATCGTGTGCGAGATTTTAAATCCTTATTAACTGCAATTGAGAGTATTGATAAGATTGCTTCATTTGATTGTAGAGAATGGGGATTAAATTTCTCTGATGAGGAGATCCACGATCAACATCGTCGATATCTAGAAAAAGTTATAAAGAATAAATTCTATGAATAATCTTTTTATTGTCGGGTCATCGATTCAAACACGCAATGCGCCATTGACATATAGCCCTGTTCGCACAATCTTTTCTAGCGAAGAAAGATTTCGTCAAACAATCTTTACTGTCAATTCAATACAAGCTGCATTTCCAGAGGCAAAAATAGTTGTTGTTGATTCATCAGACATCTATAAAGAATATCAAGACACATTTCGCTTCTTTAAGAACACTGAGTTTATACCACTAAAAGAATTAGATCAAGAAGCATTTGAAATTGTTAATACGCATCCGAATAAAAGTTTATGCGAATCTTTGTTATTAAATACCTTCTATAAGAAGTTTAGAAAAGAAATAAAACAATATGATTATGTGATTAAAACTTGCGGAAGATACTTTTACTTTCATTTAAATGATGCGCTGTTTAATGTTGAAAATTTAAACAAATTATTTTTCAAACGACCGCTTAATTTCAACTGGGATGATTCTTGGAACTATTCATTTATTGATCGTCGAACAGAACAAAATAACAATCGCATACATCAATATTGCACGGTGTTATATGCATTCGGCGGCACTCAATTAGATAAAATGATTGATATAAATGAAGCAACAATTCATTTGCTAAATCAAGCCCCAATGAAACATTATGATATTGAAACTTTGTCATATTACTTTACTCGTCCATATGAAAAAGATGTTATTGAAACAGACTGGATAGTTTGCGGATGGGATGGGACTTCTGGTCGATTTATGTATTACTAGGTGAGTTATGAAAACAAATTTAATTGTTACTGACGATTTTTATCAAAACCCAGATGGTGTGCGAAGTTATGCATTGTCTCAACCATTTGAGGTGTCGGGAAATTATCCTGGAGTAAGAACAAAACCATATCTTCCAGACGATCTAAAAGATGCAATTCAAAAAATCATCTTTAATGTTGGAGGGCAGATCACCGATTGGATGGAATATTCTGGCTATACTGGAGCATTTCAAATTTGCACTGCGAAAGATCGCACTTGGATTCATGCTGATAGTTATAATTCTTGGGCTGCTGTGTGCTATCTAACACCGAATGCGCCTCTCTCTGCTGGAACTGCTCTGTATCGATATAAGGAAACGGGCGACTATTTCAGAGCAGATAACACTGCTCCTCATTTTGATGGCTATGACTATACAAAGTGGGATATGGTAGATTATGTGGCGAACAAATATAATCGAATCGTGATGTATCGCGGAAACCTTTATCATGCCTCATTGGACTATTTCGGAAACAATCTCGAAAACGGAAGATTATTTCAAACCTTCTTTTTCAACACAGAATACTAATGAAAATTTTACATGTGATATTTTCTTGCAATCGTTTGCAATACCTAACGAAGACTCTAGATTCTCTTAAGAATCTAGATTATGGAAATCATGAGGTTACTCGCCTTATCGTCGACGATTACCCAAGAACTCGAAATGACTCAATCTTTCAGTTGCTCGCGAAAACTCATAAAACACTTTTATGGTTGAACACCGAAAATAAAGGTTTATCAGTAACTTGGAGCAACTTCTTTGAGTGGCTTAAAACTCAAGACTACGATTACATACTACATCAAGAGGATGATGTATTGCTTACAACACAGATTCATATCGATGATTTGTTGACAGTCCTTAACTCTGATGAAAAGATGGCTTCCGTCGTCTTGCAAAGACAGCCATGGTATTTCCACGAAGAGTCATTAAAAGTTGAAGAGACTGACACTAAAATTCAACAGTTTTATTATAGTAAAAACACTAAAACATTTCCTATCATCTTTAGTTTGTATAGAAAATCAATCGTAGATTATCCATTCAGAGAGTATTGGGGGTTTAATATTAACGAAGGAATGATTATGGTATATCTTGATCACTTCCATCAGATGTATTCTGCTCAACTCAAGGGAACAAACGGGGAAAATTTAATCGAACACATTGGCGAAGAATCTATCGGAAAGAGAATTTTGCAGGGTGAACCGAACTGGGAAAAGTTTGCTCATATGGATCCAGACTTGGTGTATTCCTCTCGAGACGGGAAGTTGATAGAGAACTAAATATACAATAATTAGAGAGGTTCTATCTCAATGGCAAAACCAAGCACTCGACAAGAACTCAAGGATTACTGCCTCCGCAAACTTGGGTTTCCAGTAATCGATATTAATGTCGACGAAGATCAATTAGAAGATCGTATCGATGACGCGCTGCAGAAGTATCGCGACTTTCATTACGATGGCACTGAGACCACATATCTCGCTCACAAACTCACGAATGCAGATATCTTAAACAAGTATGTGCAGCTCGCCGATTCAATCGTTGGAGTTTCGAGAGTATTTCCATTTACTGGCTCTACTCAATCATCAACTTCATCTGCTGGATTTAACATCTTTGATATCAATTATCAACTTCGCCTCAACGATTTCTATAATTTAACAGCTTCCTCATATACTTACTATGTTATTGCTCGTGAACATTTGTCAATGTTAGATATGATCGTTACTGGAGAAATGCCATATACCTATAATAAAAAGACAAATAGAGTGCATGTTCAAACTGACTGGAGTGGTAAGTTTATCGCTGGAAACTATATGTGTTTTCAAGCAAATCGCATAGTAGACCCAGAAGTTTATAGCAAAGTTTTTGATGACACTTGGTTAAAGAAGTATGCAACTGAGTTGTTTAAACAACAATGGGGAACAAACTTAAAGAAATACGGCAACTATGTTCTTCCTGGTGGACTCGTGATTAATGGGCAAACCATTTATGACGAAGCATCCGTTGCAATCGAAAAACTAGAGATTGATCTTCGAGATGTCTACGAAGAACCACCTCAAATGTTAGTGGGCTAAAATGGCAACATCTGTTTACTTCAACAATCAAAAGGCTACTGTTGAACAGCACCTTTTGGAAGATTTGATTATCGAATCAATCAAAAATCATGGAATAGATGTTTACTATATTCCAAGAGATTCTCAATCATCCATCGATGAACTCTTTGGTGATGATCCAGTCAAAACATTCTCACAAGCATTTAAGATTGAGATGTATCTTGAGTCATTCCAAGACTACGAAGGCAATAAAGAATTCTTCGGAAAGTTTGGTCTTGAGATTCAAGAAACTGCAAAACTATGCATGGCAAGAAGAACATTTGAAAGATATGTCACCTCTGCATCAAAAGTAACTAGCAATGTTCCGAAAGAAGGTGATCTAATTTATCTTCCTGTGCAATTTAAATTGATGGAAATTAAATTTGTTGAAGAAGAAAAGAACTTTTTCCAGTTAGGTAAAGATGCTCGAAACCCATATATGTATGGGTTAACTGTCGAAGCGTTCAAGTATAATGGCGAGTATTTGAATACAGGTATGTCAGAGATCGATCGCATTGCTGATAAACAGGCAATTGCTACAGACTATGTGGTATCCTCTGGCGGCACTGGAACTTACACACCAGAAGAGTGGGTATATCAAGGATCTTCTCTAGCCTCATCTACAGTTCGTGGTGTTGTGATAAATTGGGATAAGCCATCCTTGAAACTTAAACTTAGAAATATTCGTGGTGCGTTTGCAGCTAACACATTAATCATTGGCAATTCTAGCAATGCACGATATACTCTTGCAACTGCTTCTGATATGTTGAAGAATGCAAATGACGAGAGTATGCAAGATAATTTCCGTATTGAGACTGAAGCAGATAATATTCTAGACTTCAGCGAAGCCAACCCATTCGGTGAGCCATAATGTTTTCTAGTTCGCATTTTTATCATAGAATTATCCGCAAAATGGTAGTGGCATTTGGTACACTATTCAATGACATTCGCCTTGTTCGTTATAATAGAGCAGGGACAATAGAAATTGAAAGAATTATTGTTCCCTTGCAATATGCCCAAAAAGAAAAGTTCTATCAAAGAATTACTCAAGATCCTGAACTAACGAGAGAAGTTCAGCTAACTCTCCCAAGAATGAGTTTCGAGTTGACAAATGTTATATATGATCCTCTCAGAAAAAGAAACTTATTTTCTGAAAGTTTTTCTGCTGAGTCAGCAACAACTGTAAAAGCATTAAGAACAACTCCATATGATTTTGAATTCACATTAAACATCTATGTTCGAAATGCCGAAGATGGCACACAAATTGTTGAACAAATTCTTCCATTCTTTAATCCAGACTATACAATGACTATTGATTTTTTGGGACTTGCAGACCAAAAAACAGATATCCCATTTATTCTACAGAGTGTAAATCAAACAGTAGAAGATACAGGTGGAGCAGATCCTATTCGTATGATTACATGGTCATTAGTATTTGTTGCAAAAGGATATATGTACGGTCCGATTGTTTCTCGCGAAATTATTCGCAAGGTTACTGCAAACACATTCAATGGTATCTTCAATTCTGATAATCAAAGACTTATCACCGTATCAAATACTGGCGGTTCTGGAACATTCCAAACTGGCGAATTGGTATTTGAGGGAGAAAAACTTGACTCAGCAAATGTAACCGCATTTGTATACTCTTGGAATCCAACAAGTAATAATCTAGTTGTGACAGATGTTAATGGTATCATAAAGACAGGAAGATATATTACTGGTGTTGTTTCTAATGCATCATACAATATTGCGAGCTTTGGTACAAATGAGG